TTGGTACAGCGCCCAGGTCGCTGAAGTGCGCCGTGGTTACGACGAAGCCACCAAGCAGCGCGACATGCGCCTGAACAGGTTGGCAAACACCGCGACCGAGGCAGCCGTAAAGGTTGAGGGTGCAGCAGCCAAGGCTGAGGCAGCAGCAGGAACGGCGACCGAGGCCGCAAAGACTGCTGGCACGGCTGCTGACAAGGTCAACGAGGTGCTGGAGCGGCAGACCCCGTAATGCAGCCAGCGCCGACATGCACAGAGGTCATCATGTCCCGAAATGAAAGCTTCCATAGCTGTAACGACGGTCGTGGCCAGAGACGGGTATACGTCAATGGCAACGAAATACATCGCGTTGCTTGGTGCGATACCCGCCTGGGTATCGCGGTGTTCATGCCATATCCCTATAAGGCAAACAGGCGATCTGGCACGGTGCTTACCCGCCGGCTGAAAGGCGTTGTGACTGTCGAGCAAGTGAGCTGATGTCCTGTAGCGGATGTAATGCCCGACGCGAGTGGATCAAGAAGTGGAGCAAGGTGGCATATGAACGAGCACAGCAACTCCTTGCTAAGCCAGATCCTGGCCGAGCAGGTGAAGCAGACCCAGCTGCTACAGCGGATGGCAGAGCAACAGACGCTGCTGATCGACGCACTGAGTGAAGAAGAGCCGGAAGACCCCGATAGCCAGCCCCGCACCTACTTGGACGGCACACCATGCCGTTGAGGCCGCAGAAGCCGTGCAATGCCCAAGGCTGCAACACACTGACCCGTAACCCTCGGTACTGTGACGCCCATAAGGATGTAGGCAAGCAGTTCGAAGTAAAGCAGCGGGAGAAGCAACGCGAGACCAGCAGCCAGCGCGGCTATAGCTACAAGTGGCAACAGGCGCGCAAGGGCTTCTTGGCTAAGCATCCGCTCTGCGTAGAGTGCGAGCGCATTGGACGTGTCACAGCGTCGACAGACGTTGATCACATCATTCCTCACAAGGGTGACATGGACCTGTTCTGGGATCGATCCAACTGGCAGGCCATGTGTCACCCATGCCACAGCACGAAGACGGCGACAGAGGACGGCGGATGGGGTAACACCCAGGCAGCCCGGCATCGCTGACCGAGACGAGAACGATTCTCGTCAAATTTCACGAAAATGCACCGATATGGTGCGAGCACCAGTCTGGTGCGGTGGGGGAGGGTCAAAAGTCTGGTCCTTTCCGCTTCTAGACCGCGCCCTCAATCGTTTTTTTACACCCGCGAAATTAAAAATTCTGGAGTTGCGCGATGGGAGGTACCGCCACGGTCGCCGGCCGTGGTCGCAAACCCAAGCCGACCGCCAAGAAAGCACTAGCCGGAAATCCCGGCAAACGCGCGCTGAATAAGGCCGAGCCCGCTTTTTCGAAGATCACAAATGTTGATCCGCCCGAATGGCTCAGCGACCGCGCTTCGCAGATGTGGAAGATGATTGTTCCCGAGCTTCTGCGTGAAAACGTGGTTGCGATAACTGATTTACACAACGTCGAAGCTTTCTGCGTTGCATACGACAACTGGCGAATGGCGCAGGAGTCAGTCCAGGCCCACGGCATTGTGGTTACCGGTGCCACCGGCGGACCGATGAAAAACCCGGCACTGACCGCCGCGAACGAAACGATGCGGCAAATGGTGACGTTCGGTTCGATGCTGGGCTTGGACCCGGCCAGCAGGACACGCCTTATCGGCGGCAACAAGGAAAAAGAAACCAACGAATTCGCCCAACTACTGAGATCTTAAATGGCCAAGTCCGCCCACCCCAACGTCGATAGGGCGATGGTTTGGGGGCGGTCTCTGCTGCGCGGGAAGGTGCCAGCCTGCCGTTACATCCATCAGGCCGTGCAACGTCACTTCGACGATCTGGCTGCCAGCCGCAAGCGCGGGTTCAGATTCAAGTTCGATCCGGCGAAGGCTGAGAAAAAACTCAAACTGATTCAGCTGTTGCCGCATACCAAGGGTGAATGGGCGTTCAAACGCCAGTTGATCACGCTTGAGGGATGGCAGCTCTTCGGCCTGGCCGTCACGTTTGGCTGGGTCAAGAAGAAGGGCGGTCACCGCAGGTTCCGCGAAAGCTACTGGGAGGTGCCGCGCAAGAACGGCAAGTCTGTTGTGGCCGGTGGTGTAGGCATAGGCATGTTCGTCGCCGACGACGAGTTCGGTGCCGAGGTCTATTCAGGCGCGACAACCGAGAAGCAGGCATGGGAGGTCTTCAGGCCCGCAAAGCTGATGGTGACGAAATCGCCGATGCTGATCCAGGCTGCGGGCATCGAGGTCAACGCCTCGAACATGAACATCCCGTCCGATTTCAGCCGGTTCGAGCCGTTGATAGGCAACCCTGGCGATGGTGCATCCCCCAGTTGCGCCATCGTCGATGAATACCACGAACACCCAACCTCAGCTCAGTACGACACGATGCTCACCGGTATGGGGGCCCGGCGTCAGCCGCTGATGTTCATTATCACCACAGCCGGCGCTGACATCGAAGGGCCTTGTTACGACAAGCGCCGCCAGGTCATCGAGATGCTGGCTGGCACGGTTCCAGACGACGAGCTGTTCGGCTGGATCTGGACGCTTGATGAGGGGGACGACTGGACAGACCCCAAGATGCTGGCCAAGGCCAACCCGAACCACGGGGTATCCGTGTTTCAGGAGTATCTGGAGAGCCAGCAGGCTCGAGCGATTCGGTCTGCGCGTTTCACCAACACGTTTAAGACCAAGCATCTAAACCTTTGGGTGAGCGCCAAGTCCGGCTTTTTCAACATGGAGGACTGGAAGTCCTGCGAGGACACCTCGCTTACGCTCGATCAATTCGAGGGCCAGGAGTGGATAGCTGGTTTCGACCTTGCGCGAAAGCTGGACATGAACTCAAGGGCTCGCCTGTTTTGGCGGGTGATCGATGGAAAGACTCACTACTACAGCGTGGCTCCCAAGTTTTGGGTGCCATACGACACGGCTTATGACAGCGACAACAAGCGCATGTCAGAGCGCTTTCAGGCATGGCTGAACTCCAAACATCTGGAGGTTACCGATGGTGCCGAAATCGATTACCGCGAAATCCTCGAAGACACCAAAGAGGCGAACAAGCACGCACCGCTACGCGAGTCGCCGATTGACCCTCACGGTGCTACTGGGTTGAGCCATGACCTCGACGACGAGGGTTTCAATCCGATCACCATCCAACAGAACTACACCAACATGTCCGACCCCATGAAGGAGCTGGAAGCGGCTATCACGGCTGGGCGGTTCCACCATGACGGCAACCCGATCATGACCTGGTGTATTGCCAACGTGATCGGCAAAAACATGCCCGGTAATGACGACGTAGTACGGCCCATCAAACAGGGCGATGACAACAAGATCGATGGCGCTGTTGCACTGATCATGTCGGTCGGGCGGGCGATGATGCAAGTCGTTGCCGGCGATGGCGGCGTGGACCGATTCATGGATTCAATCCGGGACCCAATATTCGAATGAACACAGCATCAATCATTTACCTGCTGACTGCAGTTTTGGGCTTTGCCCTTGCAGTGGCAGGTGTTTACGTGCTGCTTGGCGTGGGTTGGGCGCTTCTTGCCGCCGCTTCGTCGTGCTTCGTAGCGGCAGCTTTCATTCGAAGGGGGCTGACCGTTGGCTAAGTCTTTTAAATCCGTCTTGAACGGCGCGATCAGCGCGCCTCGGTCATCGATAATCGATTGGGTGGGGAGGTCTCTCTCCGGCAGCGCTTCCGGAATTTGGGCGCAAACCGTGGGCAGCACATCCGCCAACGGCAAAACCGTGACGATCAACAAAGCCATGCGCCTGGCCGCTTGCTGGTCTTGCGTGCGCCTAATCTCCGAAACGATCGCTACGCTGCCGCTCGGCCTATACCGGCGCATGCCTGATGGCGGTCGTGAGGTAGCCGGTGACAATGACCTGCATTGGATTCTTAACACCAACCCGAACAGCCGCATGACTGCTGTGCAGTTTTGGGAGGCCGTAGTAGCTTCGATGCTGCTGCGGGGTAACGCTTTTGTCGAGATCATCCGTATAAGCGGCCGGATCGTCGCGCTTGAATTCCTGCTGCCCAACCGCATGGATTTGGATGTCGCGGACAACGGCGAGATTCTTTACCGGTACCGGGAAAAAAACGGGCAGCTCCGCGATATTGCTGGCAGCAACATGATGCATATCCCTGCGTTCTCTCTGGATGGGCAAATCGGGCTCTCACCCATCGCCTACGGCGCCGACGTATTCGGTGCGGCAATGTCGGCAGAGGACGTTGCGAGCTCCACGTTCAAAAACGGCATGCACCAAACCGTGGCCTTTGAGGTTGATGCAACGCTGAACAAGCAGCAGCGCGACGATTTTCGCGACTATGTCCAACGCATCAGCGGGGCGATGAATGCCGGTAAATCACCGGTTTTGGAAAAGGGTGTTTCCGCCAAGGTGATTGGTATCAATCCAGTGGACGCTCAGCTGTTGGAATCTAGAGAGTACAGCGCCGAAGAGATCTGTCGCTTCTACATGGTGGACCCGACGCTGGTCGGTTACAGCGATAAGGCATCGAATTGGGGGACCGGCCTTGAGCAGAAGCTGCTTCGATTCCTGACCTTCACGCTGCGCAGCTACATGCGCCGCATCGAGGAAGGGATCAGTCGCAGTTTGCTGGCGCCTGCGCAGCGCCGTCAGATTTATCCCGAGTTTTCCATCGAAGGCTTGATGCGGGCCGATAGCGCCGCACGAGCAGCGCTGTATTCGGGCATGGTGCAAAACGGCATCTACACGCGCGACGAATGCCGCATGAAAGAGAACCTGCCCAAAATGGGCGGCAATGCCGGCGTGCTAACTGTGCAAACAAACCTTTCGCCGATCGACAAACTGGGTCAGGGCGATGACGGGCAAGCCGCAAGGGCAGCTCTACAGAACTGGCTGGATCAGCCGGCAAACTCGAAGGAATAAATCATGCAACCAAAATCCAAGGCTGGCAGTTTTAACTGCGAGCTGAGCCCGCGCGCGCTCGACAGATGGAATCCCGCCATCAAAGCGGCTGTGGAGTCCACCAGCGACACCATCACCATCTACGGCGTTATTGGCCAGGACTGGTACGGGGAAGGCGTTACCGTCTCGCGTATCGACGCTGCCCTTCGCTCAATCGGCGACAAGCCCGCCACCGTGTACATCAATTCGCCAGGTGGCGACATGTTCGAGGGCCTGGCCATCTACAACCGACTGCGTGAGCACAGCCAGCCGATCACAACCAAGGTCCTGGGCCTGGCCGCATCGGCTGCTTCGGTGATCTACATGGCCGGCGCAAAGCGGGAAGTGGCCAGCAGCGGGTTTCTCATGATCCACAACTGCTGGACGCTTGCAGTCGGCAACCGCCATGACTTGCGCGATGTAGCGAACACGATGGAAGAGTTCGACGCTGCGATGGCAGACCTTTACGCGGAAGGCAGCGGCCAGGCCGTTGCTGACATTGCAGAGATGATGGATGACGAGACGTTCATACGCGGCCGACGAGCAGTTGAGCTCGGCTTTGCAACGGCCGTTCTCTCTTCTGACGAAATCACCGAGCGTGAAGACGAGCAGGCCCAGCAGAGTAATGCGCTGAAAGCTATGGATATCGCTTTGGCAAAAGCCGGAATGGCCCGCAGCGAACGCCGCGAACTCTTCGCCAATTTCAAGTCCAGCACGCCGCGCGCTGTTGGCGGGGGTACGCAATACGCTGCCTCGTCCGATAAGCCCCGCGCTGTCGAGTTGGACCTGTCACCCCTGCCAAAACTCAACTTTTCCTTTCCCGTATGAGGCTTCACACAATGATGAAATTTCGTCTGTCCCCGGCATTCTTGATGGCTGTGTTGTCCATCGCTGCCTTGATCCCGCTGACCTTCGGTGCCACGCCCGAAGCAGTTATGGGTTCGCTTTTGCTGGTGGGTGTTTCCACTGCGCTCGTAAAACGTGGAACCTCTCAATATCGCGGCTGGAATGCTCAGATGGGGAAAATCGGTGAGGATGACATCGAAACCCAGTACAAGCAGACCCAGGCCAACCTCAAGGACATCGGTGATCAGCTCAAGGCACATGCCGAGCAGGCGCAGAAGAATGTCGATCGCCATGAGGGCCTGAGCAAAGAAACGTCGGCCAAGGTCGATGAGTTGCTGATGAAGCAGGGCGAACTTCAGGCTCGCGTGCTGGAAGCCGAGCAAAAGCTTGTCAATGCCAATCGCGACACACAGCGTAACGAGTCCCCGAAGTCCGCTGGCGAGTTGGTTGTTACCAGTGAACACATGGAAGGCGTCAATTCGTCTTTCCGTGGCTCCCGTCGCGTTTCCGTACCTCGCGCCGCGATCACCACCACATCCGCCGGTGGCTTGGCGGCCACGGAGCGCCTGGACACTGTCGCGCTGCCGGGCATGCGTCGGGCCACCATTCGCGATCTGGTTGCCCCCGGCCAGACCGAGGCAGGCTCGCTGGAGTACGTCCGCGAGACAGGCTTTACAAACAATGCCGCGACCGTAGCGGAGGGCTCTGCAAAGCCGTATTCCGAAATCACGACCGCTTTGGTTACGGCGTCGGTTCGTACAATCGCCCACCTGTTCAAAGCGTCGCGTCAGATTCTGGATGACGCAAAGGCTTTGCAGAGCTACATCGATGCGCGCGCTCGCTATGGCTTGCTGCTCACTGAAGAGGCGCAGCTGCTGTACGGCAGCGGTGCAGGTGCAAATCTGCAAGGGCTCGTTCCGGTTGCAAATGAATACGCGTCCCCAGCTGGCTGGACCGTGACTGGCGAGCAGCGCATCGACCGGCTTCGCTTGGCCCTTTTGCAAGCTGAGCTGGCAGAGTTCCCTTCGGATGGCATCGTGCTCAACCCGACTGACTGGGCGCTGATCGAGTTGATCAAAGACAGCCAGGGTCGCTATCTGATCGGTCAACCGCAGGAAGGCACTGCGGCTCGTCTGTGGAATCGCCCGGTAGTCGCAACCCAAGCGATGAAGCAAAACGACTTCCTGGTGGGGGCTTTCAAACTCGGCGCGCAGATCTTCGACCGGATGGAAGTTGAAATATTGATTTCCACCGAGAACGACAAGGACTTCGAGAACAACATGGTCACGCTTCGCGCTGAAGAGCGCTTGGCTTTTGCCATCTACCGTACCGAAGCCTTCGTCACTGGCAAGCTCACGGCTGCCGCCGCTGCGGCTTAAGCTGCCCAACCCCTAAAGTGGCCGGCCCCGCCGGCCCACCGAGGTGAGATATGTCAGATGTATTGATCAAGCCGCTGCGGGCTTACGAGGACCGCGGCACCATCCGTGACACCGACAACGAGCCTTATGCCGCGCCTCTATGGCTGGCCAAGGAGCTGGAGCAACTCAAGCTTTGCAAGATCGTAGGCGAGGCTGGCGCAGCGCTAACCAACAATTCCAGTGAGCGCTCGGCGCTGACGATTGCCAAGAAGGGGCAGCGCTGGATTATCGTCGACGCTGAGGGCGCTCAGGTCGGTGACTTTATCGGCAAGAAAGAAGAGGCCGAAAGCGAGTTGGCCAAACATTTGACCTACACCACACCGGATCCCGCTGGCAATCCTGAACCTGATGTTCCTGGCGAAGGACCGCCGGTTCAGGACGAGAATTCGCCTCCACAAACCGAGCAGAACCAACCGCCTCAGGAGTGATACATGCCTGTTATCAGTATAGAAACGGCCATGCATCACCTGCACGCAGAATCCGAGGATCAGCCGCTCGTGGAGGAGCTTCTGGGCGCCGCGGAGGAAGCTGTTATGCAGTTTTTGCAGCGCCGGTTCTATGCCGATCAGGCTGATGTGGATAAGGCGAAGGCTGACACCATTCAGCGAACTCAAGCCGCAAGAGCTGCATACCGGGCTGCGCTGGAGTTGGCCGACGACCCAGAAAACTCTGACATTAGCTGCCGTCTTCGCGAGCGAGCTCGCCAGTCATTGTCTGAAAGCTTTGAGCAGATAGATATGGACGACTTCGGCATCGTGATCAACAAGGCTATACAGGCGGCATGCCTGCTCAAGCTGGGCAATCTCTTCGCCAACCGCGAGGAAGTGGTGATCGGCACGATTGCCTCGGAGCTGCCACTGGCCTCCAAGTCGCTGCTTATGCCATACCGCATAGGGATGGGCGTGTAATGCGTGCCGGTCGACTTCGACATCGCATCACATTCCAGGCGCTGGGCCGAATGCAGGACGATAAAACCGGTGAAGAACTGGCGAGCTGGCAGACGGTGTGGGACAAAGTCCCTGCAGCGGTAGAGCCGCTGAGCGCCAGAGATTTTATTGCTGCCCAGGCCAGCCAGTCAGAGGCCACCGCACGGATGGTGATCCGCTACCGAGCCGGTGTGCTACCGACGATGCGGATCCTGTACCGGGGTGATACCTACGACATCAAAGGCCCGGCTTTGCCCGATCCCGATTCGGGACTGGAATATCTCACCATCTTGGTGGCCAAGGGGGTCAACGATGGCTGACTCAGTGGATTTCCAACTGGAGGGTATTGACTCTCTCATTGGGAAACTCGAATCGATCACTCAGGACATGAAGCGTAAAGGCGGTCGGTCGGCGCTGCGTAAGGCTGCCCAGCTGGTGGCCAACAAGATGAAAGAAGGCGCGCAGCGGGTAGACGACCCTGAAACAGGCCGATCTATCGCGGACAACGTCGCGCTTCGCTGGAACGGGAAATTGTTCAAGTCGAGCGGGGACCTGGGTTTCCGGGTTGGTGTTCTGCAAGGCGCTGTCCTCAAGAAGGGCGGCGACAAATCTGCGAACGCTGCGACGCCTCATTGGCGACTGATCGAATTCGGTACTTCCAAAATGCGCGCGGATCCATTCGCGCGAAAAGCCTTGGCCGACAACATAGCCGAGGCAACCAATACATTCATCACTGAATACGAGAAGGCCATTGACCGCGCGATTAAACGAGCGGCCAAGGCTTCAGGGGGAGCGTGATGTCGTATGCACCCATATTCGCCGTATGCGCTGCTGACGAAGGGGTAACGGCACTACTGGGCATCAGCCCCACCAGGCTCTATCCGTTCGATGATGCGCCCGAAGGCGTGGCGAAGCCGTATGCAGTCTGGCAGGTCGTCACAGGCAGCCCGGAAAACTACCTCGCAGGCCGCCCAGATATCGATGGGTTCACGTTGCAGGTTGATGTCTATGCCGCCACAGGCGCGCAGGCAAGGGCAGTGACCGACGCAATCAGTCACGCCATTGAGCTCAAAGCTTATGTGGTGCGCTGGGGCGGCGAGAGCAAAGACACCGAAACAAAGCTGTACCGGTCGAGCTTCGATATCGACTGGCTTGTGCCCAGATAGCCGAAACCCATTTATCCGGCCCGCAATGTGCGGGCTTTTTTATGTCCGACATTTGGAGAAAGCCATGTCGATTCTTACCCAAGGCACTCAGGTTTTCGCACTGGTGCCTTCCGCTACCAATCCGGCGGTTCTCGAAATCCTCGAGATCGAATGCGCCACCGCATTCAGCCCGGGCGGTAACCCAGCCGATCAGATCGAAGTCACATGCCTGAGCGATAAAGTGCGCCGCTACATGCGCGGCCTTCGCACTCCGGGTCAAGCTTCCCTGACCCTGAACGCTGATCCTCGCAGCGCATCGCACGTTCGTCTTCATCAGATTTCCGAAGACGACACCATCGAGAGCGTGGCATGGGCTGTTGGTTGGGCTGACGGGACGGCTGCTCCGAAACTGAACGCTGCCGGTGACGACTTTGAGCTGCCGACCAGTCGGACATGGTTCATCTTCGATGGCTACGTTTCTGACTTCCCGTTCGACTTCGCAGCCAACACTGTGGTGACTACGGCCGCCACCATCCAGCGTTCGGGCGGCTCCGCCTGGGTCCGCAAGACAGCCAGCGCATAAGGGATTTCCATGAAACTCAGCCTTGAAAGCTTGAGGGGCGTCGGCGCATTTACCGGCCGCCCAGTCGAGAAAGAAATCAAATGGCAGCAGGGCGGTGAAGAGATCTTCGCCACGGTGTACGTCAGGCCGCTGGGGTTTCAAACGGCGATCAACGATGTGCTTTCCGCAGCCGGCAGGCTTGAGGTTCATGCCGGCCGGATCGCCGCCAGCATCTGCAACGAAGAGGGCAAGCCTGTCTTCACCGTAGATGACATCACCGGTGACGCTGATCCAGAGCGCGGCGCGCTGGACGGCAACCTGACAATGGCACTGATGAAAGCCATTGCCGAGGTCAACAACCTGGGAAAGACGAAGCCCTCTCCGACGACGAAGAGTTCTGGCACGAGCTCGTCCTCGCCGGCATCGGCGGGCGTACGATCGCGGAAGCCAAGGAAAACCTCAGCCTGATCGAGTTTAGGTCTTGGCTAAAGTACCGGTCGCTACGTGGCTCTCTGAACATCGGCATGCGGGTGGAACGCGGATCGGCATTGCTCGCCATGATGTACGCAAACGTGAATTACAAGGACGGTCCGTACAAGATGTTCGACTTCATGCCGCATGAGGCTGAGCAACCCATCAGTCTCGAGCAGGCTATGGAAAGCTGGGCATAGGCTTTGTCGGAATGTTGCGTACTGATACTCTGTGCCTCACTGACCAAGAGGGATCACGTATGCGCAGGACGGCGATAATGTTTATTTCAGCTTTGGCTCTATCCGGTTGCGGACAGCCAAAGCTCGATGGAAGCTCAGACGAAGCTCTTCAAAAGTCGATTACAAAAGTTTCAGAAAGCCTGTCTGGAGAAAAAAAGGAGCAATTTAAAAGTGATGTGCAATTAGTTGCATTAAGCCAGCTGGACCTTGGTCGCATGCTTAAAGGCGAAACTAATGCTACGACAGCAAGAATGAATATGCTGTCCGTATTGGATGGGAAAACCGCTGATGAGGTCGCTGCGGAAGCGAGGCGTATAACTGAAGAGCGTGAGGCTAGGGAACGCACGCAAGCGGTTGCAGAAATAAACGATCTGACAGAGAAAAACAAAAAGTCGGAAGCGGCGAAATCGCAGCTTGCAAAGTTTACAGTCGTGAAGTCTCGTTTTTATCTGCAAGAAGAAAAGTATTCGTATAAGCCGAAGCCTTATATAGAGCTTACAGTCAGAAATGATACTGATAAGGCCATTTCGCGAGCTTATTTCAAGGGTACGATTGCTTCGCCAGGTAGGTCGGTTCCATGGTACGTAGATGATTTTAACTACGAGATCAGCGGAGGCCTGGAGCCCGGTGAAGCTGCTGATTGGGTGCTAGCTCCTAACATGTTCAGCGACTGGGCCAAGGTGAGAGCGACTGATGATGCTGTGTTTACAGTTGAAGTTACCCGGCTTGACGGAGCAGACAAAAAAGCTTTGTACGATGCCACAGGATTGACTGAGCGCGAACAGAAAAGACTGCAAGAGCTTAAAACCAAATATGCTGGGGGCTGACTCCATCATTTAAGAAACCCGCTCCGGCGGGTTTTTTTTCGTCTGGAGATAATTGAATGAGCAAATCACTGGGCACGCTTACACTGGATTTGGTGGCCAGGATTGGATCGTTCACCGGGCCACTGGACCGGGCTAGTCAAGAGGCCAAGAAGCGCAACGCGGAAATAGCCAAATCCTTTGAAAGCCTGGCCAAAGGCGTGGGGGTTGCCATCGCTGGCGTCCCTGCAGCTCTGACAGGGCTGGTTGCCTACACCGCCGGCAGCGCTAAGGAAATCTCTAACCTTGCAGCGCTGGCCGGTCTCGGAACAACTGAATTCCAGAAGTACGCTGCGGGCGCGAAAACCGTTGGCGTTGAGCAGGACAAACTCGCGGACATCTTCAAGGATACCAACGACAAGCTGGGCGACTTTTTCAACACCGGCGGCGGCGAGCTGAAAGACTTCTTTGAGGTCATCGCGCCGAAGGTTGGCGTGACAGCGGAGAGTTTCAAAAAGCTGAATAGTGCCGAAGCACTTCAACTTTATGTATCCAGTCTAGAAAAGGCCAATGTCTCCCAGGCGGAAATGACTTTCTATATGGAAGGTATTGCCGACGAGGCTAGTGCGCTCGTTCCTTTGTTGCGGAACGGTGGAAAGCAATTCAAGGATCTTGGTGAGGCGGCAGAGTCCGCTGGCGCTATCCTCAGCGTTCAAACTATAGCCATCTCGAAAGAGTTCTCGAGCGAGCTCGCTGGGCTAATCCAGAACCTGCAGGGTGCGAAAAATAAGATAGCTGATGACTTCATGCCCGTGGTTCAGCAGATGACCAAGGATCTTAATGACTCTGTTAAGGCGGGCGGGGGCGTGACGAAGGTTGTGGGCGAAATTGGTGAGTCAATGGTGACCGCCACAGCGTTCGTTGTCAGCGCAGGCGACGGCGTTGTCCGAGTTTTTAAAATCGTATCTGACACGCTGATAGGGATGTTCTCGACTGCTGTGGGATACATTCAAAGGCTCGACTCTTCCGGGCAGGCAGCCCTTTCGCAACTCAGTTTTGGTGATGTCTCTAAGGAATTCGCGGCCAATGCCAAAGAGATGGAAGAGGCAGCCAGGATAAGCTTTGGTGTTGCCGCACAGGCTGCGTCAGGGCTTAAGGAGACGATAGAGGCTCCAATGGCAGGAGAGGCGATTAAAAAGTACATCTCCGATGCTCGAGGTGCTGCAGCCGAGTACCAGCGGCTGTTCGGCGGCACCGGTTTTAGTAATGAGGGTGGCAAAGGCAGCAATGTAGATCGTAAAGCTTTGGATGCGGCTAAGCAGGCTGCAAAAGACGCTGCGGCTGCAGCGAAGAAACTCAGCGATACCTTCAAGGGTTCAGAGACCGACCTGCAGCGCCAGATCGCGCTGATCAACACCAGCGCGGATGCGCAGAAAAACGCCACGGAAGTGGACAAGATTCGCTTCGAAGTCGCATCTGGCAAGCTGGTAGGGATCAACGCTGTTCAGCAGAAGCGCCTCGAGGGCTTGGCATCGGAGCTGGATGCTCTCCAAAAACTCAAGGTTGCGAACGAGGAAGAGGCCAAGGCAGTCAGCTTCCTTGCCGCACTGAAGGATGAGAACGCTGCCATTGGCGGCGGCTTTGACATGGAGCTTGCTGGCGCAGGGATGGGCGACAAGGCGCGGGACCGCCTGAAACAGGATATGGCCATTCAGGAGGATTACACCCGCAAAGCGGCCGACCTCCAGGCGCAGCGCAACTCCGGCGATATCAGCGCCGAGCTGTACGCCAAAGAGACCGGCATGCTCTCCGAGGCGCTGGCCGAACGAATGGTCATCCAGCAGGATTATTACAATCGGATTGACGAGGCCCAGTCCAACTGGATGGCGGGCGTGAGTGATGCCTGGCAGAACTACGTTGATGCGGCCGAAGACTACTCGGCGAAGGCCGCAGATTTTGTCTCGGGCTCGCTTGATGACGCCACCACTGGGCTGGGAAATGTTTTCGCTGATGTAGCCACTGATGTGGATAACGCGGGAGAAGCTGTTGCTGACTTCGCGAGCAATATGTCCAAGTCGGTAATAAACGCGTTGAGCGACATGGCAGCGCAGTGGCTGATATATCAGGGTATTCAACTGCTCGTTGGTAAAAGCGGGCAATCGGCGGCGGCCACCGGCTTGATCGCCAACGCGCAGGCAGCGTCTGCGCAGGCAGCGCTGAACGCTTACGCATCGACCGCCGGTATTCCGTTGATCGGTCCAGCTGCTGCGCCGGCCGCCGCACTCGCCGCTGCTGCTGCAACTGCGCCAATGGTCGCCGCCGTATCCGCATCCGCACTCGCCGGTATGGCCCACAACGGCATGGACAACATCCCGAAGGAAGGCACCTGGCTGCTCGATGGCGGTGAGCGCGTGCTCAACCCGAACCAGAACCGAGACCTGACCAAGTACCTGGCTGATAAGGCCGGGAGTGGTTCTGGCGGTGCGCCGTCTTTCACCATCAACGCGCCAGTGAATGTTCAGGCACAGCCCGGTATGACTGACGCAGACGCGGCCAGGCAGGGTTCGGCGATTTCGTCGGCGCTCGAGGCTCAGCTCGGACAGTTCTTGGAGAGAGAAATGCGTCAGGGCGGACGTCTGTGGAGGCGCGCGTAATGGCTGAGACATTCGATTTTGATGTGCAGTTAGGTGCGTCCGGCGATGTGAAGCAGCGCACCTGGTCTAACGACTTCGGCGACGGTTACACCCAGGCAGGCGGTGTCGGTATCAACACCAAGTCGCAGGCGTGGGACGTGACAGTCACAGGACGTTTCGGGGCTGGCCAGAAGCTCCAGCAGGTTCGGGACTTTCTGGACCGGCATGAGGGGTTCAAGTCATTCCTCTGGACACCGCCAGGCAGCGGGCAGGGCCGGTACGCCGCCAACGGCTACAAGTTGTCGACCCTCGGCAACGGCCTTCACTCGTTGTCCACGAACTTCAAACAAACATTCAAACCATGAAACAACATGATGCGGCAGAGCCGCAGGAGGATGAGATGGCGCTACAGACAGCGGTGACAGAGGCTGGATTGACGGTGGTAGTTGGCTTGGGTATTGGATTGGTGCCGCCCACAGCAGCGGCACCCCCCACTCGATTTGGAAAAGCGCGATTTAAAAAAAGTGAGTATTTNCCACCGAGATCTACACTCTTTCCCTACACGACGCTCTTCCGATCTACCGCCCATTCGATTAGGAAATGCGTGATTGAAATAACGTGAGTATTTCTGAGTACTGGGCTTGATTGCCGTTTTGGACCTGTACCAGCTTCAGCGTTTCCAGCTCCGCTTTCAAAGCATTCTTGTCAAACGAATCCAATTTAGAGATGGATGTGATGATTGCCAGAAGCGCATTGATAGTTACCGCAGACACCGAGTTTGTCGCTTGCTCAAGCGCGACTATGCGCTGATCAATAGTTTGCATATTTGACCTCCTGGTCATAAACCCGCCGATACTGGCGTATTCCTAGCCCAAAGGGTCGCATGCAGCGGGCCAGGGAAGGAGTTACCCCTTTGTTTGAGTTTCGACGATCAAGCGCCATTCGACTTTCGCTTTATTGGCGTGCTGGTGCTTATTTTGAGGAGGGAATATGTCGTCCTTGTTTGAAGTGATTTCATCTCCACAGCCTTCGCATCGGTAGATTCCTGACACCGGAACTTTGCTGGCAATTTGGTATAGCGTGTCCCACACCACGCTACCCAACACAGACTTCGGCGTCTTTTTTAGATACTGCACTGTCTCTTCTACTACGTGTGCCATTTTCTTTCCTGTCATGGTTTGTGAAGGCGCAACGCTACTATGACTGGATCCAATCCAGTTACTGGCTTTTTGGCCATGCTGTATGGGCGGACAGGCCCTAATTAAATATTTCAAACCCTGACCCCGCCGAGCGCGGGGTTTTTCGTAGGTAATGACCATGATTTACAGCGCGGACATCCAGAAACTGGAGCCCGGCAACCAGATTCGTCTGTACGAACTTGATGCCACGCGGCTTGGTGCCACGCTCTGGCGCTTCCACGGGCACGAGCATGAGGGCGACATTATCTGGCAGGGTCAGCTGTATTCCCCAATCCAGATAGAGGCCAGCGGCTTCGACATTCGCGGTGATGGTCGACCTGCTACGCCAAAGCTCAGGCTGGCCAACGAGCTGTCGGGTGTACCGCGTGCAGTTTCGGCGCTGTGCCTTCAGTTCAAGGATCTGGCCGGCGCGAGCTTCAAGGTGATCGAGACGTTCAAGCACTTCCTTGATGCGGCGAACTTCGACGGGGGCAACCCAGATGCCGCAGACCAGTGCCGCACCAGCCTGTGGAGAATCGAGCAGAAGACCGAAGAGAACTTTTCGGCTGTCGGTTTCGAGCTTTCCAGCCCCATCGACATGGAAGGCCAGCAGCTTCCGTCCCAGCAGATCACCAAGCTGTGCCGGTGGGCCATGCGTGGTCAGTACCGCCAGGAGGCATGCGCGTACACCGGCACTGCGATGTTCGATAAGAAGAACGAACCCACTGACAACCCAGCGCTGGATCGCTGCGGGGGCTGGTGGAGCAGTTGCAAGTTGCGCGGCAATACCCGCCGGTTCGGCGGCTCAATGGGCGCAAGCCTGATCGCCAAGGGGTAACCATGCGAATCAATCAAAAGCTTCAGGACGCCATGCGAGCGCACGCCGAGCAGTCACACCCGACCGAGGCCTGCGGGCTGCTGATCAAGACGGATGCCGGACGTGAGTACGTACCGTGCGGCAACGTGGCCACCAACCCGCTGCAGCACTTCCTGATCGACAAGCACGACGCTGCGGCGGCAGAAGACAGGGGCGAGGTGCTGGCCATCGTGCACAGCCACCCGGACCGCGCCGCAACGCCGAGCATGACCGATCTGGTCAGCTGCGAGCTACACGAATTGCCTTGGGCGATTGTGGGCTGGCCCGGCGGCGACATTCAGTGGTTCAAGCCCAGCGGGTTCCAGGCCCCGTTGCTGGGCCGGGACTTCTCGCATGGCCTGCTCGATTGCTGGTCGGCTTGCCGCGACTGGTACGCGCGAGAGGGCTCACTGCCGCTGCCGAACTTCGAACGCAAGGAACTTTGGTGGGAAGATCCGGACAGCCCCAGCCATTACGAAGAGAACTACGAGGCCTGCGGGTTCGTCAGGGTCGAGCAGCCTCAGCGCGGCGACCTGCTGGTGTTTCAGATCCCGACAGTGGGCAGGGCCTGCCACTTCCCGAATCACGCAGCTATCTACCTCGGCTCGGATGCCAGCCTGCACAGCGAGGACGCGCCAGCGCTAGGCGGCTCAGGACCGTTCATCTACCACCACATGCCCGGTCGCCTGGCTGCCCGTGAGGTCTACGGCTGGTCGATGGCCAACCGTGTGAAACTGATCCTGCGCCACAAGGAATACACCCCATGACCATGCGCACCATCAAGTTGTACGGCGTGCTGCGCAAGCACTTCGGGCGCGAATACCGCATCGACGTGCACAGCGTGCGTGACGCCGTGAACGCGCTGTGCGCGATGAAGCCTGGCTTCGAGAAGTTTCTGCGGACCGGCGAAGAGCGCGGCCTCGTGTTCAGCGTGTTCTGCGGCAAGCGCAACGCTGGCGAGGCCGAATTCGACATGCAGGGCAGCGACACCAGTGATATCCGCATCGTGCCGCTGATCCAAGGCAGCAAGCAGGCCGGTCTGTTTCAGGTCGTGCTCGGCGTGGCCTTGGTGGTTGCAGGCGCTTTTACGGGCGGGCTCAGCTCCGGTGTTGGTATGGCGCTTCTTGCTGGCGGTGCGGCCGTCGGCCTGGGCGGTGTCGTGCAGATGCTTTCGCCCACGACCACCGCCAGCGTCGGCAGCAACAACGATGATGGAAACAACCCCAGCTATGGCTTTGGGGGTGCGGTGACCACCGTTGCCCAGGGCAATCCCTATCCCGTGCTCTACGGCGAACGAGAGATCGGCGGTGCCGTCGAGTCAGGCGGGATTTACACACAAGATCAGGTTTGATCATCAGGTAACACCAGACCCGCTTCGGCGGGTTTTCTTTTTTCTGGGGGCGGTATGGGAAGTGCGGTAGCAGCGCGAAGCATTCGCGGGAGCAAGGGCGGCGAGTCCACACAGAAGCAGCCGACGATTGCAGAGAACAGCACAGGTTCTATCGCTACCGCGCGCATCGTCTATCTGTGGAGCTGGGGACCCATTGTTGGCCCGGTGGACGGCCTGCGTTCAGTGAAGCTCGACGGCACGCCGCTGGTGGCCGAGGACGGCACTGTCAACTTTCCGGGCGTGAAGTGGCAGTTTCGCAATGGTGAGCTGAACCAGCAACGCCTTGAAGGCATTGCCGAGTCGAGCAACGAAGTCGACGTAAACCAGCAACTGCTCAGCACCACGCCATACCTGCGGACCGTAAACAACCCCATGCTGGACGCGCTTCGTGTGCGTTTAAGCTGGCCGCAGCTCCAGTCGCAGGTCCAGGGCAACGGCATCGACGGCGTGCGAATCGATTATGCGATTGACCTGGCCACTGATGGCGGGCCTTTTGTTCAGGTGCTTGCGGACTACGTAGACCGCAAGAACGTCACCAAATATGAGCGCAGTCATCGGCTAAACCTGCCTGCGGGCAGCCGCTGGACGATGCGCGTGCGCCGGATTACACCAGAGGCCAACAGCTCGCTGGTTCAGGACGCGATGTTTGTTGAGGCGGTGGCCGAGGTCGTAGACAGCGATCAGGAGTTTCCACTCACCGCTGTGGGCTGTGTTGAGTATGACGCCCAGCAGTTTGGCGGCGATATCGCCAAGATTGCCGTGCTGATGCGCGGGCGCATCGTGCGTGTACCCACCAACTACGACCCAGAGACGCGGACTTACGCCACGTCTGGCGCAGGCACCAGTAACGGGATATGGGACGGCACGTTCAAAGAGGCCTACACGAACAACCCGGCCTGGGTGTGTTACGACCTGGCGCTGAACCCTTACTACGGCCTCGGGCACCGGATCGATGCCACGATGGTGGACCGCTGGAACCTGTATCGCATTGCGCAGTATTGCGACCAGATGGTTCCGAATGGCATGGGCGGCATGCACCCCCGGATGACTTGCAATATCTACCTGCAAAAGCAGGCAGATGCCTACGCCGTACTGCAAGACCTGTCGAACATCTTTCACGGTATGAGCACTTGGGATGGCAGTCAGATTACCTTCAACGCCGACATGCCAGGCGACCCGGTCTACACCTACAACCCTTCGCAGATCCTCAACAACGGCGAAATCCAGTATTCGGGCACCCGGGCGCGCGACCGCCACAACTTGGCAATGGTGACCTGGGACAACCCGGACCAGAGTTTTTCGACGGACAAAGAGCCGGTATTCGATGAAGTGGCGCTGGCCGAAAGCGGGTCAGTGAATGAACTGTCCGTAGAGGCCTATGGCTGCACATCGCTCGCCCAGGCGCAGCGAGCGGGCCAGTACGCGCTGATCACCGAGCAGACTCAGACAAGGGGCGGGACCTTTCGTGTTGGCCTGGACGGCAGCATTCCGAAAACAGGGCAGATCATTGCCGTGGCTGATCCAATGCTGGCCGGTCGCGCGAACGGCGGGCGTATCAGCTCGGTGGCGGGGCGCGTGATCACCGTTGACCGTGACATTGATCTTCCGACCGGTGCCAAGCTGCGGGTGAACCTGCCCAGCGGCAAGACCGAGGCGCGGGTTATCACCTCGCTCACCGGTCGACGGGTAACTGTCGCCGCCAGCTTCAGCGAAGTGCCAGAAGCCGAATGCGGATGGATACTCGAGTACGACGACCTGAAAACCATGCAGTTTCTGGTGCGCAACATCACGCGCCCTGAATGGCACCAGTACCAGCTCGAGTGCATCCAGCACGAGCCGAGCAAGTTTGACGCCATCGACTTCGGCGCTGTGGTGGATATCCGTCCAATCAGCGGCATTCCAGTGGGCGTGCAAGCTGCGCCGGGCGCTGTATTCGTGACTCAGCACGTCGTGATCGAGCAGGGTATTGCCGTCACCAACATGACCATCAGCTGGGACGCAGCGCCGGGCGCGGTTGCGTACGACGTGGAATGGCGCTGGGGTTCTCGTGAGTGGGTCAAGATGCCGCGCACGGGCGAACAGTCGGTTGAGGTGCCGGGGATCTACTCCGGGCAGTACATGGCCAGGGTGCGCGCTGTCAGCGCTTTGAATGTTTCGTCGCTGCCTGCTACGTCACTGCTGACTAACTTGCAGGGCAAGACCAGCTTGCCGCCCGCCGTCACCTCGCTGACTGCTGCGTCGCTGATCTTCGGCATCAAGCTGAAATGGACTTTCCCACCAGGCGCAGAGGACACACAGCGCACTGAAATTTGGTACGGACTGACGACTGACCTGGCCAAGGCCACAAAGCTTAGCGACCTGGCCTACCCGCAGTCGGAACACGTCATGCAGGGGCTGCTTGCGGGTGTGACGTTCTTTTTCTGGGCGCGGCTTGTGGATCGGACCGGCAACGTGGGGCCGTGGTATCCGACCGGCGTGGGCGTCATGGGCCAGAGCGGCAGTGATGCAACCCCTGTTCTTGGTCTGTTGACGGGCAAGTTGACGGAAAGCCAGTTCGGCGAACACCTGCTTGGCAGGATCGATCTCATCGACGGCGACGGACCCGGATCCGTAAATGAGCGCCTGGCAGAGCTTAAATCCGATATCGGCGAAATCACCGATGCGCTGGTGTATGTGCCGACCGATGCCTATGTACGCGACAACACGGTACGGGTGGGCGACAACCTCTGGACGGCTATCGCGGCAGTGCCTGCGGCGGCCAACGGGGCCAACGGTCCGCCGAATCCGACGTACTGGGTGAACAGCGGTCAGTCGATCCGAACGGCCAACGCTTTGGCGGCTCAGGTAACGAAGAACACCACCGATATCTCGACCGTCGACGGCAAGACGACTGCGACCGCCCGCCAACTAAACGCACTGCAGTCTTCTACGCGTGATGATGGTGTTGAGGGTGAAATGGCAGCGGCTCTTAAGGATTGGGAAAACACCGCAAACTATGCGCAAGAAGTAGCTGTGCGCAGTGAGCAAGACTTCGCGCAATCCCAGCGGATCACAACGCTTGACTCTCGCGTAGGGACGAACGAAGCCAAGATCACACTTGTGGAAACCACTACAGCCACGGATCGACAGGCCACCGCTCAGCAGATTGCAACGCTGACGGCGACGGTTGGCGAGAATCAGGGCGCTCTTCAGTCTGAAGCGAAAGTCAGGGCGGATGCCGACGGCGCGCTCTCTACCAAGCTGGATCAGGTGCAGGCGACTGCCAACGGTGCTTCGGTTGCGGTTCAGCAGACGTCCAGCGCGTTGGCTTCCACCAACAACAAGCTGGCCGGGATATGGTCGGTGAGGATGGAGCTCACGCAAAACAACATCCCATACGCGGCTGGCTTCGGCTTGGGGTTAGAGAGTGGACCGTCCGGCACGACTTCGCAGTTTGTTGTGCGCGCCGATACGTTTTTGGTGATGAATACCAGCTCGCAATCGCCGCAGTCGTTTTTCGGTATCACTGGTGGGCAGACATTCATTCGCTCCGCATTTATCGAGGATGGCTCTATCAGTTGGTTGAAAGTTGGAAACCTTCAGTCTTCTGACTACGTGGCGAACGTTAGCGGCTGGCTTCTTCCAAAGACCGGTCCGTGGCAGCTGAACGGGAGTATGGCCGATGGGCGTAGGTCAACCATCAGCAACTCATCCATCAAGATGTATCACGCCAACGGTGTTCTTGGCATCGATTTGAGTCTTTGACATGACGGGGATAACGCTAAAAACCGCTGATGAACGAGTGCTGGTAGACATGACCATGAAGCTCAGCCAGACAATGGGCAGTGTCGATACAAACAGCGTAGACGGGGCGGTGACGATTCCAGCGCCACCCCCCGGAAAAACGGCTTACTTTATTCCAGTCGCGCTAGTAGATCTGCAGAGAGAAAAAGGAAAGAGACCGGGCATTACGCTGTCTGGCAATTCGCTGTCTTGGGCTTATTCCTACAACACCAACGGCTGGGGTTACTTCTCGGCTAACTGTAGAATCTATTATGGGTATTACTGATGACTTCGTTGGTAGTAAATAAAGATACCGGTGAATTGTTGTTTGACACCTCAAAAATATGTTACGGGCTGGTTAAGAGTGGCTATCTGGTCACCGGAGAAGTTTGGCAGAGAAAGGTTTTGCGCTCGGTATCAAACGACCCTAATCAGGGTGGTAGTTACATCGACAGCACGCGAACAAGCGATCAGATGTTCACTACGACCGTAAACAGCCCGCGATCACCGATTGTGTTTCTAGTTGGCAAGGGATGTCTACAAGGGACGTCTATCAGCGGTTCCGCTATGACGTTCCACTTCAGCGCAGCAAGTACCGCAACCAAGGCCTATGTGTTTGATCTGATGGCCGACAATATTCCCGGATCACCGTATCTGAAGACCTACACCGATCAGGGCGTATGCACCTTCAATTCTCTCCAGCCACCGTTGAACGTGGTTGCGGCTGTCCAGGCTCCTGAGCCAGGCGCGGCGGACGCATGGAACCGCAGGGTTCTACCTTATGCAGGCGGGAGCTGGCAGGCCATCCGGTCCCAGACAGCATCTGTCGATTTTCAAGCGCACTTCGTGGTCGATATCCCGCTTGGTCAGGGAATGGAATATGCCGCTTGCCTGCCTTGGTCCCGCGCTGCTGCGGGTTATATCGATGGGTCGATTACGGGCGTAAACGCTAAAGTAATTGGCTTCTCCGAAGGAGCTTACGGGCGCAGCGGAGGTATCAGCTTCATGTTCGCGCCAGCAGGCGCCACGTCCAGCATTGACTGGTCTGGTAACCAGTACAGCCTACCTGCCTCACTGGCCAACCTCCCTCTAGATCGATATCCACAGGCGCTTGTCGTTCCCACGGCGAACTTGCCATTCCCTTACAACTGAATTTTAAGGACACCTTATGCCTTGGTCGAGAAACGGCACAGTTGCTGTCACCCAAAATTCCACGACTGTCACCGGTACTGGCACCACATTCGCGTCCACCTCACGGCTCGGCGATGCGTTTAACGGGCCTGACGGGAGACGTTACGAGGTCGTTAACATCGTCAGCGAAACAGTGCTGTCTATTCTTCCTGCGTATGCGGGGGCGTCGGCCAGTGGTGCTGCTTACTCCATTGAGCCTGTTCAGGGATACCCAAAAGCGCTGACAGATTCTTTCAATTCCGTGAATTTGTTGTGGGGTTCAAGGCTCGCGGCGCTGGGCACGACTGGAAACTACGAAATACTGCCCGTGCTTAAAGGTGGTACAGGCTCTAACAGCGCAGATGGGGCTGTGAGTAGTTTGGGCTTCATGGCGGGCACCATGTACCCGAAGTTC